GATGATAATCCATATGTAAACATTAATATAACTGCAGGTGGTGTAGGAGATACAAGAGCAAAACTTTTAACAGAATACTCAGGTATAAATGATCTTGCAAACGTTGATGTCACAACTACTGCACCAAATTTAAACCAAACTCTAAAATGGAATGGAACTAACTGGGTTCCTGCTGATGATAACGCAGGTGTTAGTTCTGTTAACTTGTTTGCTACGGTTGCAGGTGATTCAGGATCTACGACTGCTGACAGTCAGACCGATACCTTAACAATCGCAGGTGGAACAAATATTACCACTGCAGTTTCAGGAGACACAGTCACAGTTAACTTCTCTGGTACTTTAACTACTACATTAGCAGCTTTAACTGATACCAACACAGCTGGTATAACTCAGGGTGATTCATTATTCTATAATGGATCTTCGTGGGTGGTCACAAGAAGTCCTATAATATGGTATGAAATAGGTGCACCTGTAGAAGATGCAAGTAGTGATTTCTTAATATCAGGTCCTGGTCTTTCAGGAGAAGTTAGAGACCCAACATTATATGTGCATAGAGGTTTCACTTATGCATTTGATAATAGTGTTGAGGGTGGTGGACACCCATTTAGGATTCAGTCATCTCAAGGATTGACTGGTACTCCTTATACTACTGGTCAATCTGGTAGTGGAACTACTATATTATATTGGACTGTTCCTTTGGACGCTCCTTCTACGCTGTATTATCAGTGTACTCTCCATGCTGCAATGCAAGGAACTATCAACGTAGTGAGTTAATAAATGGCAAGAACCGTTCCTGGTACTGGTGCCGACATTGAACCTATTTTTGACGAAGTATTCGGTGTACGTGCGGTAAGAGTTGTAAATGGTGGATCTGGATATACACAGGCAGACCCACCACGACTCACTGTGACTGGTTGTGGAACTCCAACACGAGAAGCAATATTATATCCAATAATAGATGAAGAATCAGGACAGATTATTCACGTTCGTGTTCTTGATAGAGGTTTAGGTTATGATCCATTAAGAGTACAAATTATTCCTGAACAGGAAACTCCTAATGTCGTAAATTCTTTTAATTTCACAAGGATATTTCAATCTCATCCAAATAGTGCTACCACTGCAACATTTGGAACTACTGGAACTCCAGCTAAGTTAACAGATAGATTAACTATTGTATCAGATAATCATCCTAAACCATCACAGGTTTATGCTAATGAAAGGCAACCTGGTGGTTCAGGAGATCTTGTAGATAGAACATTCAATCAAACCTTTATATACAGAGGTGGTAAAGATGTTCCTAATCCAGGTACTAGAGAGTTTCAAAGAAATAAATCACTCGGTATATTAGCAAATGGTGGTCTTTTACATACACCAGAATGGGGTAATAACGTTGGTGGAGCACCTATAAACTTTGCTATTGATACAGTCAAATATGACTATGTAAAAAATACCAGTGCAAATGATACTATAATTCATAATAATATACATTATTATCAGACAAGTAAAACTATAGATGAATTTGATGATGCCAACGGTGTATTTGAATGGGGTAATCAAGAATTATTCACATGGAAAGTTAAGGTAGAATTTGATAATGTGATGTTTAATGTCACTAATGTAGATGAAACATTAGGACAAGTAGAAGTTGGTAGAATAGTTGATGAAGTTGGTGGAACAGGTAGAGGTATAATTTCAAAGATAGTAAAAGATAGTCAAAATGTTGTAGTAAGAATATATTTAAGAAGTCTTACAGGAGATGCTTTTTCACAAGATGATCTATGTCTAGGATCTAATGGATTTTCATTTAAAATAAATGGTGCACCAATAACATTCCCAAATGGTATTTTCTATATTGAATTTGGTGAAGAGGCACATGAGTTTGGTGCTTTTACACCAGGTGTATATTACTTCGCTCCAGAAAATATTAAAGTACAAAAGAATTATGTAATTATATGGGATCAATCTGATATGACAAATCAGCATGATCATGGTTCTGGTGCACATCCTATGAGATTCTCTACAACTGCAGATGGCACACTAAACGGTGGTACATTATATTACAACAGCACAGGTTCTTCTGGTGCATACGCTGCAGATTATGAAGCTTCATTCCAACCAATATTCATAATGAATGCGGATGAAACACAAAAAATATATTATTATTGTGCTAATCACAGATATATGTCTGGATATATGGGTGATGAAGGATATATGATTCTTGATACCTCTGCTGAGGAAGAAGATGAAGTAAATATGAACAACTATTATGTTGAAGGATTTTTTGGAACTGCTGCTGCAGGAACATTAGATTATTCAAGATATGCAAATGGACATTCTAGAATCATAGGTATGTCATTTGATGGTTATCCTATTTACGGACCTTATGGAAAAATTGGTAATACTATTGCAAGAGAAAAGTCAGGTTATAGACTGAGAACAGTTCCTGAACTACAAGGTGCTAGACCTGTAGTCACTACATCTGGTACAGTGACTTATGCTGTGACAATGTCAAATAATAAATTTTTATTTGATGGAGCATCTCCTACATTCTTAACTTTAGACAGAGGAAAAACATATATCTTTAATCAATTAGATTCATCTAATGCTCCATCTAATCATATCTTCATATCTCCAACAGATGATGGTTGGCATGCAGGTTTAGTTGGTGATACAAATTATCTCTTTTCAGGACAGGGAGTAGAATATTGGATTGATGGTTCACAAAGACCATATCAAACTTATGTGAGTTTATTTAATACTGCTACCACACAAAGAGAAGTGCGTTTTACAGTTCCTGTAGATTCACCTGGTCTTTTATATCTCTTTGCTTATGTGACTGCAGGTGCAGGATTAAGATTAGTCACTAGAGGTTATCAATTAGGAGATCTTGTAAATGATTATATTTTTGATGAATCACCTGCATGGTCAAGCACAGCAAGTTTTGTTCAATATGATACTGTAAGAAACGCAGGATATATCTATGAAGCAACTGCATCAATAAGTGCAGGTGGTACTGCACCTACACATACAAGTGGTACTGTAAGTAATTGGAAATACTTAGATGTTGTAGGAACTTTAGATTATTATAATGGTAGATTTTCTACCACACCAGAATATCCAAACGGAACTTATGCATATTATATGACTGAGGATGCTTCAGGTGCTCCAAAATATCCTTATGCTATAGGTCCCAAATATTATGGTGTGCCTTTATTTGAAGGTGATACTGTTCCTCCTTTAACAACTAATTTCCCAGAGGGTGCTGAGGCAGAAGTTGTCTTAAGTACAACTAATGCAGGACAACTTGATTATATTAGAATGACTAAGTTTGGTGATAATTACTTTGGTCCTGCACAAGCAAGAATTTTAGGTGGTCAAGGTAGTGGTGCTTTGGGTAGTCCTGTAGTGCAGACAGTGACAGGTTTATCACTATTAAACGCAGGTAGAAATTATGCTACTCCTCCAACACTTATCTTTGAAGGTGGTGGTGGACAGGGTGCACAAGGTGCTGCTGAAATAGACATCTTAGGAAAAGTCACAAATGTCAATATTGTAAATCCAGGTGAATTTTATCAAGAACCTCCTTATATTCTTATCACTGGTGGTGGAGGTATCGGTGCAAAAGCAGTAGCAACTATTGATCAAGGTGCTATTACAGGTATAACTGTTACTGAACCAGGCGTAGGATATACTTCTGTACCTAATATTATCTTTACAAAATTAGTACAATTAAAACGTAAGACGAGAGCAAGACAAGCATTTAACTCTTCTGCAATTTACTTAACTGGATTAGTTAAGAGTGTCACAGCTTCCGATTCAAGCATATATGTTGACTCTACTGATGCATATCCTGGTTCTGGATCTATTATTCTTAATAGAGAGACAATAAGTTATACTGCTAAATCTGCAGGTAAATTTACTGGTTTAACTCGTGGTGTAAACTTTAATTATGATCAAAGAGTTATATTAGATTCTGGTCAAAATGATTCTAACGGTGTATCACTTTACAAATTTACTGTAGGTGATAGAGTTATTAGAAGAGTTGAAAATCAAAATAATAAAGTTGCTAAAGTATATGATTGGGATCCAAATACAAGAGAATTACTTGTCACATTTGAAGTTGATGAACTAGCATTTATTGATGGTGGTAGAGCAGCGACTGAAGATGCTATTGTACAATTTGATGGTGGTGTTGCAGATAGTTCTGCTGCAGGTGTATTACCACATGTAATTCTTACAACTGCAGGTTCTACCATAGATTTATTAACTGAACCTTTATCTGTATTACAAGATAGATCTTTTGAAGATATTATACCAACTGGTGCACCTGATGGTATTCCAGATTTGAGTAATGCTAATACTACATACGCTAATCAAATATCATTAGATGGTGGTATATACAATTCACTCTATGGTATTGAAGAAACACAGGGTGGACAAAATACCACTCTATTCCAAGTTGGTGATAACATCAAAGATGGAGATATACCATTTAAGTTTGCAACAATTACCACTGCAGGTGGATTATCTGAGGGTGTTGAGCATACTGCATTGATCAATATAACATTAGATCAAACAACTGGTAATGGTCAGAACTTCTCTACTAATGAGATAGTTAGTGGTTCTGTGTCTGGTGTACAAGCAACTGTTGTTTCTTGGATACCTTCAACAGGTGTATTACAAGTTAAGGATGTTATACCGTTCAATACTAATAATATAAATGTTGGTATTGCAGGTTATCTTTATGAGTTCTCACAAAAGAATACTATTACTGATTTCGTTATAACTAATCCTGGTACTAACTATACTGCTGCTCCGACTGTAGCAATAGAGAACACAGGTGATATACAAGCAACTGGTACTGTGGTTATGACTCCTCAAGGAGACCAAGTTGCATCAATTACTATCAATAATGGTGGATATGGTATTCCACAAACTGTAGATGGAACATATGCCTTACATCCTACAGTCACATTCACTAATAATGCCAGTGATACAACTGGATCTGGTGCATCTGCTCAGGCAGTTTTAGGTGGAGAACTCATCAACGGAAATGGCGGTGCCTCTTATAGAATTAAGAGTATCGAATATTCTGCAATAGTTCGATCGAAATAGGCATAAATAAACAGGAGGACAAATAGTCACTAGAAAATGGCAGCTCTATTAACAGACCAATTTAGAATTTTTTCAGCACAAAAGTTCATAAAGGCACTTGAAGGTCCTAATGCAACTGAAAGTGATACAGTTGCGGGTGCAACAAGAGATAGGTTATATCTTTTCATTGGTAGACCACAAAGTTGGGATAATGAAAACTCACCGCCACAGGCAGTGGATTCATTTTCTGAATTTTCTGGTTCCTATGATGACATGGTATCTCTCAAAAGAGTGCTGGCTTCAGATACCGTGCAGGTGGTACGTAGAATTGACTGGGTTTCCCCAGAACAAACTACTGGTGGATTAGGTTTTACCTATGACATGTATCGTCATGATTA